ACCTTTGACTTTCATCGCGGGGGTGATATACTATGACCACTATGCATCTTGACAAGATTAAAGAGATGGCAGAGAAAGATCTGCCAATTGACGATACTGAGTTGGGCAGCGAATCTGTACGCATTCCGCAGTTGCACAACAAGTATCTCGTAATCTTCCATGACGAACGCCTAGCCCTACGCAAGGCACAGGCTGACTACAGGACGCTTCGCCGTGATAAGTGGGAATACTACACAGGCAAGATGTCACAGGAGCGTTTGGATGAATTGGGATGGGAACCGTTCCAATCCAAGATCCTCCGCAACGATCTTGAGATCTACATGGATTCCGATAAGCAACTCTCTGATCTACAGTCCAAGATTGAGTATCAGCAGGAGAAGGTTGACTATCTAGAAGGCATCCTCAAGGGAATCGCCCAACGCCATTGGGTGATTCGGAACAGCATTGAATGGCGAAAGTTCACGAACGGCATCGTCTAAAACAACCTCATAAGGCAACCCTAAATAATGGGATGCCCGAGATTGTCGTTCATAGACATAACACGGTCTACACCCGTTTATCATGCGAACCTGCGATTGCCCGTGAGATTCAGGAATACTTCACCTTTGAAGTTCCGAACGCAAGATTCACCCCCGCATTCCGCAATCGTCATTGGGACGGTAAGATCAGAATGTTCCAACCAAGGAACGGGCTGTTGTATGTCGGTCTCCTTGACTACCTAGCGCAGTTCTGCGAAGAGCGCAAGTATCATCTTGCAGTTGACCATAAACTCATCAATCCTGTGGAGCCTTGTACACGCGAGGATTGTGTTAGCAAGATCATCAAGGGCTTGAATCTGTCTGCACGGGGCGAAACAATAGAACCCCATGAACATCAGATAGATGCAATTCATCATGCCCTGAATACAAACCGCTGCCTTCTGCTGTCGCCTACTGCTAGCGGCAAGAGCCTGATCATCTATGTCCTTGCACGATTTTATGCAGATCTCTTGCATCTAGCGGATTCTAATAAAGAAGAGCAACGAAGAGTATTGATCGTTGTTCCAAGCATTTCGCTTGTAACACAACTTTTCAACGATTTCAAGGATTACTCCGCAAATGACACATTCGGATGGAATGTCAACGATTTTGTCCACAAAGTGTTTGGCGGTGAGGAAAAAGACGATCCAAACAAGCAAATAGTCATCACTACTTGGCAGTCCATTTACAAGATGCCCAAGGAATACTTTGATCAGTTTGGTGCTGTAATCGGTGACGAGGCTCACCTGTTCAAGGCGGCTAGCCTGACAAGCATAATGACAAAGTTGACCAACTGCCCGTATCGTATTGCGCTTACAGGCACACTAGACGGAACACAGACTCACAAGTTGGCAATTGAAGGTCTGTTTGGTCCTGTCAAGCAAGTCACGACAACCAAGGATCTGATGGAGAAGAAGTTGCTCTCCAATCTTGAGATTGACTGCATTCTCCTGACCTATCCTGACGAGATCAGTAAGACTGTTGCGGGACTTCCTTATCAAGAAGAGATTGATTGGATTGTCTCTTGCGATGGACGCAATTCGCTCATTTCAAAACTAGCCTGTTCCACGAAAGGCAACACGCTTGTTCTCTTTCAGTTTGTTGAGAAGCACGGCAAGCCACTCTTTGAGAAAATAAAGACCGATGCAGGTGATACTCGTAAGGTCTTCTATGTGTCGGGCGAGACTGATGGCGAAGTCCGCGAAGACATTCGTCAAATCACGGAGCAAGAAGACAACGCCATCATTGTTGCTTCCTATGGTACATTCTCAACAGGCATCAACATTCGGTCTCTACGAAACATCATCTTTGCTTCTCCATCCAAGAGCCGTATTCGTGTCTTGCAGAGCATTGGTCGCCAACTCCGTAAATCCGAGCGCAAGGACAAGGCTAGACTTTATGATATCGCAGATGACTTGCATTGGAAGTCAAAGAAGAATCACACGCTGAAGCACTTCATTGAAAGAGTGAAAATCTACAACGAAGAATCGTTTGAATATAAGATGGTGAAGATTCCGATCAAGGAGGTTCTATGATTCAGTTCTCAAAAGAAGGATCCCCTCCCGCTACCAAGATTGTTCGCTTGCGTAACGGAGAAACTTTGATTGCAACTATTCAAGGGATTGGGGATGAGTATATCTTTGAACGACCGATGACTGTTGTATCTGTTCCTGCTACGGATAGAAATGGCAAGGTTGCCAAGATTGGGGTTTACCTCAAGGATTGGATTGATTACACGAACGATACATACTTTGTCGTTCCGAAAGATATAGTCATCTGCACCGCAGAACCGGATACGAAGATGTATGCAGACTACATTGAGGCAAAGATTCATTCGGATCTTCAGAAGGCTCAGGATGAGTTGCAACAGGTGATGCAGGAATACATCAAACAAGCACCATTTCCTCTGGTGGAAATGGCAGAAGAAGATGACAAATCAGCAGAGAGTGGGTATACTGCCAAACCTACCAATGAAGAAGAACAAGATGAGGGTGATGAAGGGGACGAGGATGACGGACTACCGTGGTGGGAAGGTAACCCTCGTATACGGTTCTGATACCTACTTAAGTAACTATAGAACCTTTCATTTCATACTGGACACCGGTATTTATGACCAACTGATTGAGCCAAGCAATAATTATTCTGGATTATGGAGAAAATAATGAGTAAGAAAAACGCGCATTACATTGACAACAAGAAGTTTTTAGAAGAGATAACACAGCACCGCAAGATAGTTAATAAGGCAAAGAAGGAAGGCACAAAGCCACCTGGCGTAAGCAATTACATTGGTCAATGCTTTTTAGACATTGCAAACAACCTAGCCAAGAAGCCTAATTTTACAAACTACAGTTTTAAAGAAGAGATGGTTGGAGATGCAGTTGAAAATTGCATCATGTATGCCACCAACTTTGATCCCAAGAAATCAACCAACCCATTCGCCTTCTTCACGCAGATCACCTTCTATGCCTTCCTACGGCGCATACAGAAGGAGAAGAAGCAACTCTACATCAAGTTGAAGTGCTTTGAGGACAACGATCCAACAGGCAAGTTTAGAAACTGGATGGATGAAGGCAAAGTTGAAACTTCATCAGAGGAGATTGCAGAGATCATCGGTCTTTCAGAAACCGACATGGCAAACTTCAATAAAGAGAAGAAGAACAAACTCAAGAAGAAGCGCAAGCGCAAGACGAGCAAAACCGGCAACAATGTGCTTGACGGGTTCATGGACGAGTGATACACTCTACGCAATGAAAATCGCAATCATCACGGATACGCACTTTGGCGCACGGTCGGATTCCCCGATCTTCCTGCACCATTTCTTCAAGTTTACGGACGAGGTGTTCTTGCCGTACTTGAAGAAGAATAAGATTGATACCGTGTTTCATTTGGGCGATCTACTTGATCGGCGCAAGTTCATCAACTTCGCTACGCTGAACGAGGTTCGCAAGCGTTTCATACAACCTCTTGTTTCCAATCATAAGGTGTATGCGATCCTTGGCAATCACGATGTCTACTTCAAGAACACAAACCAAGTCAACTCCATGCGCGAGTTGTTTCACAATGACTTTGGTGACGGTCTCTTGGAGCAGCCAACGGTTCTTGAGTTTGATGGAGTGAAGATTGCTTTTGTTCCTTGGATCACGAAGGACAACAACGATGAGTGCATGGCATTCATTGAGAAGGCTGTAAAGAACAAGGTTCCTTTTCTCATGGGTCACTTGGAACTCACAGGCTATGAAGTCATGCGTGGAGTGAAGCATGAAGACGGAATGGATCCTGCGATTTTCAAGGATTTTGAAGCGGTCTTCAGCGGTCACTTCCACCAAAAGCACAGCCGTGGGAATGTGAACTATCTTGGCACTCCATATCAGATTACATTTGCTGATCTCAATGAGCCAAAGGGGTTCCATGTATTTGACACCGATAATCGGACGCTTGAATACATTCGCAATCCACTCACTATTTTTACACAACTCATCTATGACGATGAGCAGGAGGATTATACCTCTTGTGACTTGGATAGATACAAGCACACATTCGTTCGTGTGGTAGTTCGTAAGAAGACCAATCCCGTGATGTTTGATACGCTAATTGATAGACTCACGAACATCGGAGTCTACGGAGCAACGGTGATTGAGGACAAGGAGATGGGCATCACTCTCACAGAACAAGTTGATGTTGCTCAAGACACTCTGTCCATCATCAATAATGAGATTGACCAACTGAAAGTCGGCAATCCAAACAAACTCAAGACCATTCTTAAAGAACTATATTTGGAATCACTTTACGCTTAAGGAGCATTATTACTATGTCACTACCAATTAAACTAGTCGGACTACATGGCGGCGAACAACTCATTGCACAGATTGTCAAGGATGATTATGCCAACGGCATGGTTACCGTCAAGAATCCTGCAATTCTCATTCCCGCAGGACAGGGCAAGTTGGCTCTTGTTCCGTGGCTACCATACACCGATGCAGAGAACGGCATCACCACTCGCGGTGTGAACTTCATCGTTGATCCGCAGGAATCCCTGCTCAATGAATACAACACAGGATTTGTGTCAGGTCTGATCGTTCCTTCCAAGAAGGTTGAAGCAGCACCTTCAGGTCTCAAACTAACAACATAAAGAAAGGAGGCTCCAATGGAAGTCATTCAAAACGCCCTTGGAACTTTCTTCTACACGGTAGTCGTTTTCATCGCAGGCGCGGTGATCGGCGTACCGCTGTGGAAGTGGGTTTCGCCCAAGTTGCCTTGGAATAAGTGATTATTACCGTGAGTATTGTCCCTGTAGGGAGCGATTGTATACATGATTAAGTTCAAGAAATTGAGATGGCGAAATCTGCTCTCTACAGGGCAGTACTTCACGGAGGTTAATCTCGTTAAAGCAGACACCACGCTGATCTGTGGTGAGAACGGCGCAGGAAAGTCCACGATGTTGGATGCCCTGTGCTTTGTTCTTTTTGGTAAGCCTTATCGCAACATCAACATCCCGCAGTTGGTCAACACGATCAATCAAAAGGATTGCGTGGTTGAGATTGAGTTTGCGATTGGTCAAGATGAGTACAAAGTCATTCGTGGCTTGTCACCAAAGGTATTTGAAGTTTATAAGAATGCCAAGTTGATAGATCAAGATGCCAAGAGCAAGGATTATCAGCGGATGTTTGAGGAACAGATCCTGCGAATGACCTACAAGTCCTTCTGTCAGGTCATTATCCTTGGTTCTGCAAACTATGTTCCGTTCATGCGATTGACCGCTGCCGAACGCAGATCAATCGTAGAAACCATTCTTGACATCAATGTGTTCAGCACCATGAACACTTTGCTCAAGGGCAAGGTATCTCAAAGCCGCGAGGAATTGACGGAAGTAGAAAGCAAGTTGTCGGTCATCAAGGAGCGCATCGCACTTCAGAAGAAGTATATGGATGAGCGAACCAAAGATGAGAATGACTTGGCACAGAAGTATGAGGATGAGATCAA